CTAAGCGCATCCCAGTCAGATAACAAAGTCATCACTACTCTCTCAGCATTGGCCTTACACTCTTCTCGTGTATCTCCAGCTATCTCAAAGAGAACCTGATTGTTAGGCTTGAAGATGATATGACAGTGATACTTAAAGTCTAACTCTAACTGGTCAAAGTGTTTCTTAGGTGATTCTTTAAAATCATAATATTCATTTGTTTTAGATACATTCATGTAATAATTCTCCTAGTGTAAATTAGACTATGTATTCTATAAGTGTACTTTGTAGTGTTTGCTTAGTTTTCTGTATGTTGACTTTAAGTTCCTAATCAAGAAAAAAACTGATACACCCAAGAGAACAAGGACGAGTTTTTATTTTAAAACATAATTTAAAGAAAATGATCAGAAATAATAGAAAATTAAGGCCCAATAGATTACATATCCCCTGTAGAATGGCTAAGACATTGACTTGTAGACTTATTTCTGTGGTGGTGGTGACAAAAAACACACCCCCCACCCTGGCCTTGATATTGAAGGGGGAAGCGCCACAGCTACCCACGTAATTACCCTCTCATATTTTTCTAGCAAATATAAGCCAATCAGAAAGTTCAGACCTATAGATCAACTCAGTGATCCCATTGGTTAACGTATTAACTAAGATCTCTTCAGGAGTCTTCTCATCACACTCATAGTTACTATAGATGTGGTGCATCACTTCATGTATTACTAAGTTAGCAGCATCTGGCCCACCTAAAGTTATGATCTCCTGATCGAGATAAATCTTATAGGGAATAGAGCCTATGTAGGATCCCTGTTGTTCACCTATGTTCTTAGCAAGGTCTGAGTTCATCAGTATCAGTTCTATCTTGGTGTAACCTAAAGTCACATAAGCAGGAAACTTATCTAGGCCATTGGTCTTATTCATAGGTTCCTAGAAACACTCTAAGTTCTTTAGGGATATCTTTGTCTCCATGAAGGTAAGCTAAGAAATCCATTCTCTTAATCTTAAACTCCTCACACATATCCTCTATCGTTATTCCTTTCTCTAACATTACTAACTGTAATTCACTCATGTTCATATAGTCATCCCTAGTAGTAGTAACAATATAAATATTAGAATCACCAACTCAAAGATACTGATCTCAGGTTTTAGATATGTGGTTCTGATTGTGTGTAAGAAATCTTTAAAATACTCTGGGTAATAATGTAGCGCTAGAACAAAGAGACACAATAGAATAATTACTATGCTAATCATTAGTTACCTCTTAGTTGTTAGATTAATAGTTTAATACCAGGAGCAGTAACACTTAATGATTACTAGATGTACCAATAGTAACTCAGAGAGTGACTAGGGTGGAATGAAGTCACTAAGGTACATCCATGGACTCTAAGTTAACTAACTAAACATTAGCTCACTAGAGAGTTCTATTGATCACTTTAACTATACCTATATAACTAGGTATTCACCGGGGGTATTACCTAAGGGTGTACTCATTAGTAAACACTAGGTTTTCACTCCTTTAGTCAAACGTGACAATAGGGTTTTTAGATCCAACTGGTTTTAGTTTTACGACCAATAGTATGATCTAGAAATTTATCTAAATCTTGTCTTAGTCTGTCTTCTTTGGCAGCATCTTGAGCCTGATCAACATCTCGACCTATGGCCTCGTTCCAATAGCCTACTGCCATGGCTAATACATCTATCTGATCATCATGTCTCAAACACCCTTTAATACTAGTTAACCTAGACATCTGGTGAAATAACTGATGATCCCTATCCAACTCAAAATCCTTCTTAATTAACTCTTCGCACACCACAAGTCTATGTTGGTTTAATACTGGCTCTAAGGTATCTATAATCCTTCTTTCTTTTTGGACTGATGAACGTACCTCTTCTAAGTTTACTGGGTGAATACGGGCTAATATAGGGGCTAGAAGGCTATTAAACATCCCATCACCAAAGTTAGACTCCACTACTATGCTATTAACCTTCTGAGCCTTGGCAGCTAATGCCAGGTCAGTTAAAGTCTTATCATCATAACCCCCTTCAAATGAACCTATGTCTGTTAGGTATAAGATGCCATTTAACATCTTAACAATGCTATAAGCAGTTCTATCTTTACCTCTACCAGCAGGATCAATAGCCATAACTGAACCCTCGAATGGATAGTATTCACTACTGGAAAACATTGGGGCAACAAAATAATCACCTTTAAGTCCAACATTGGGTAGCTCACTATCTAGTGCTTTTATCTGATCTACACCAGATGCCCATTGGATTTTACCTGGAGCCTCTGTCCAAGAATCTATCCCTGACATGATCATGAGATCATTAAGTTTAAGGGGATACATGTTCACATCAGATAACGTAGTATCCAACATAAACTGAAGTGCAAATCCTGTGCGACCATATGAGGCCTCTCGTTCCATGAGATCTTCATCATCAAATCTTTGGGGATCTATAGGATCACCAGCTTTTAAATTATGAGTATTATCTATTAATGAAGTAGCTAACTTTGGCCCATAATTAAGTATGGCTTTTGGATCAGGATATCGAGCTGACCATATCTGAGTTTTAAATCCTCTGGTATCTAATTCGTTATATAAAGACATCTCAGTCTGAGGGGTTCCTAAAAATACTATACGACCAACTTCAGGTTTAATAATTGAGTCAAACTCTTTTACAGTTTCACCTAACCTATCTCTCATGAGTTGTGTCTGTGAGTTGTTAGCGGATTCAACATCATCTGCAATAATTAGATCTGCTCTAGATCCTGTAAGTTGACCTGTGATCCCCATTGATTTACAACTGGGTGCATGTGAGGCTCTCGCTGGGCCTACATCAAATGATACTTTAGATTGTCTTTGTTCGTTTCTAGGTTTTAAATGTTCACAGATAGGTAACTCTTGGATTAATCTTTGAGTAAACGTAGAGAAATCATCTGCTCTAGTTTTACTAGCTGACACCACTAAGATATTTCTTTGAGGATCCATCAACCAGTTCCATACAGTAAAGGCTGAAGTGATCCAAGATTTACCTGCACCCCTAAAGGCTTGTATGCAAATTCTTTTAGGCCCGTATTGTAGATAGTCTGCCATCTCATATTGCATTGGAGTTGGATCAGGTAACTGTAGATGTTTCCAGGCAATGTATAAAAAGTTTTTAAAGACTTTTAGTTTAGCCGGTATTCTTATATTATCCTTCATCACCGAATGGTAGGCCCTCTAAGAGTTCCATGTTTGTATCGACTTGTATGCCAGAGCTGTATGTCTTGCATATATCTAAACAAACTTTCATCTCACTTGCAGTTAAAGGTTCATCACCTCTTAATTTATTATGAGCTTGTGTAATTAACATATCGACTATGGCATCTGCCTTATCTTTAGTCGTTAACTCTTTCTGTTTGATGTTCGTTGCTACCATGTATTATAAACTCTCCTAATATAACCGAATGAGTTGCACACCCTGATAAAAATATTAAACCTAGCATTAATATTAATTTCATTTATCTTCCTAGTGGATTCTCATTAAGTGTTTTTAATTGCTCCAATTTTGTTTGTGTTACTTTTTGTTCACCTTCTAAAATACTTATACGTTCAACTAAAGGCTGTATATCTGGAGCAGACTTAGATTCTAATACTTCCAATCGAGTCATCACAGAACCAATAGACATCAAGACACCTGCTAGTGTCATTACGATTCCTAAACCTACACCCCATGCTTTAATGTCCAATTTTAATTCTCCTTAAATTTTCTTCTGCTCTGATCACATCATCATTTGCTTTATCTAATTTATTTTGATACTTAGTAAAGACTGGTGATGCTAAAATTCTATTATCTTGTTCTAACTCTTTAAGATAAGCAGTGGTCAAAGATATCTCTGTAACCTCTAATTGATTACTAAAGATTTCATTACCAAACTTAGAGTAGGCATTAATAACATTATTGTTTTTACCCATGATTACTTTAGCTACTATAAGTTGTGTGACCTCTAATCTTTTATCTAAATCTTGAATCCTAGCTGCAACTTTAGCTGCAATGTCATCTATTCCAGATACAGTATTAGTTTCTGTAGGAGTTGCTTGAGTAGCAACTTCATCTCCATCTCCAACTGTTCCTGATTCTGTTCCTGATAATTCTGGTTCTGGCTCTGATCCACTACTGGTGGTTTCTTCGGCCTCTTCTGGTAATGACTCTTCTGTGAGTTCTGCATATATTTCCTCTTCCACTATTTCAATATTTTCTTCTTCAATGACTTGAGCAGTCTCTACTGTTTCTATAATCTCTATTGGTTGTTCTTCTTTAATCTCTACTGTTTCTATAGTCTCTAAGATTTCAGGCTCAGTTTCTATTACTGCTAAGATAAGATCATCTTCAATAAACTGTTCTTCAATAGTAATTAGATCCATAGGTTCATCTATCTTTACTTCTATAAAATCATCTATAAATATTTCAGTAAAGGTTTCTGGAATAATGTTTTTAAATATTTCTATTATTTGATCTAGTTCTTTTACAGTAACTCCAATTTCTGTTGCAGTTAAAACTGTTATAGGTACTTCTTGATATGTAACTTTTAAAGATGGTTGTCTTATATCTGCGCCATAGTGACCAGATGTACCTGGAACACTTACACTATAACTAGTTACTATATTGTAATCAGTATGTGTATTAGCAGTTCCTACAAAGGTATCAATATAATTTTGCCAAGCTCCACAATTAGTATAACCACACCCATCAGAATCTATTGTCCTTGAAGATGTATGCACACCACCAGATGAATCAGTAATTACCATTGACATGGTTGCTGACTGATCACGATTATTCCAAAACCAAATATTACTTTTATGTTCAACTGAAAATCCATCTTGTATTTGAAGGGTACTCATGTTTGCATCATTTGATAATGAGATTCCTGAATGTGTAACTACATCATTATGTTGAGTAGCTAATGTTCCAGTTCCATGATTGTGATCTATATCTCCAGAATAACCATTGCCAGATGTAAATGTTTGAGGTAATAAATTACTAGTTGTAACTTCTCCACCAAAAACCATTACTGGAAATACTAAACTAATCCAAATCTTTTTCACGATTTAAACTCTGCTTGTATTCTTTATAAGTTTCTATTTGATTATTAGCTTTAGCATTTTGTTTATCCCATTCTGCTTTTGCCTCTAATCCAATTTTTGAATTTATTGGGCAATACGAGCCGGACTCATATAAAGCTCTACGAACATTTGGATCTTGGCATAATAAAGATAACGCCCCCACACGTAAACCAAATGAGAATAACTGCTTACTTAGCAATCTTCTTTCACAAAAGGGATCATG